CAATGATTCGCCTCGAATTGTAGCTTGCGTGAGCTCCTTATGCAATATATTGACTAAATCGTCCTTCGCTCGCCAAATACGAGTACTAAATGTTGCACCATCAGTTGTCCAAGGTTTAGATACCATCATACTCAACTGTCGTTTATCAATGGAGTGAAGACTATAACCAACTCCATAACCTACTTGTACCTCATAAGCTGTATGATAATAAGCTGAATGATAAACTTCCTTCGCTAAACGCTCAACGCCCTCGATTTGCTGTCCATAAAGCATTTCCACATGTTGTTGGGTTTGAAGCTTAATAGCTTCTAAACGTGAAATATGAACACGAGCAGAGGCGTTTTCTAGCTCTTTAGCCCAAGCTGCATTTATTCCATATTCTTCACCACGTCTAATGTATTCATGGACATCCCATTTAAACTCTTCTAAATCAGCGCCTTTAATCCACTTTTTAGCATCAGCAAGTGTAATTTCGTTATTATCAGCAAAGCGAACATACCAGTACGTAATATCCTTTTCGATTGCCCTCAAGGTATCACGATAAATTCGCTCTAAATCCTTATAGTAGGCTTCTCCCTTACTCATTTCTGCATCAGCAAGCAATGTAAAACGCTTTTGCCAATAATCTCTACTCTTGGCCATTTCCAACGCCGCCTTTTAATTGATTAGGGAAATTGGCACGATAATCATCGGCTGCCTGCTGCTCTTTTTGTTTTTCCTTTTCTAGACGATCTAATTCTTGTTGAACATCTGTTACATAAGGATGTTGTTCTAGGCGTGATTCCAGTGGTAAATCCATAGATTTATTTATACTGTTGATTACCTCAGATTCATTTATCAAAACATCACGATTAAAAATGAGGTCTACTATTTCATCATCGTAATTACCTAGCTTTTTATGCTCCAAGTGCTTATTGATAAACCAAAGCAATTCCTCGAATGAAGCTTGAAATTCTGTCTCAATACCATTTGCATCAAGATCAATATCTAAATACATCGATTCTATATTCATCTGATTAGGATTGTTGCTCATGCGATCATCTTTTGCGTCATACCCTCGGCCATTTTCAATAATCGCTTTTTTAAATAGTCTTAGAATTGATTCATAATTGTCTTTATTAACCTCAATATGAAGAGTTTCAACCTTTCCGTCTTTACCTGTAGCAGTTGTACGCACTTTAATAGCCCCGTATTGTGCTAAGTTCTTACGGAATTGCCCAAGGTCTTGTCCATCATAGTTATGGATAATCAATATAGTGCTACGAGCATCCTCCTGCATATTGTTATTGAAGTCGGATAGGATTTCGTTAATACCATCTTGTAAACTTTTCACACGTTTTATCAATGGAATTTCACGGTTGTTATAACGAAAAGGAATTAGTGGTACTCGTTCCCAATTTAGTGCTGTCACCTTATCCTCTGTTTTTGCTGTAAGATATGTTACAAACTCTCCAACTTCAACATCAGGAACTAACTCACCATTTTCTAAAATATATCTTTCGATTCCATCCAAGGTATAGATTTCAACCTTTTCAATGGTTTCTTTTTTGTCACCTTTCCAAACCTCAACACTAAATATTCGGACTGCATAATCTAATATGGTCTTTTCTCTATCCTTCCAGTAAGGAAGAACTTCATAAGCAGGTAATAGCATAAAAGTGAACTGACCATTTTGGTTGTAATATGGGTAAAGCCACGATATTCCATGATTGAGTACATACTCACCTAAATAGCGAAATGTTTTGTGGAATCGCTTGTTGAGTACAAGTTTTAAGGCTTTTTGGTATTTTTCGTTTTCTGTTTTAATTGTTAATGGCTTTGCTAGAAGGTAGTTCACTTTTTGATCAACTAGTTTAGCGTACTGATTATCCAAACGTTTATTATTTGGTAAGTTCTCAACTTCCTCTAATTCACCCTGATCGTTAAGAATTTTACGTTTACGAGTTAAAATATCCTGTTCACCTTCAAAGTACTTATCACCAATAAACATCCATTCACGTTCTCTAGATGTTTTAAATTGTTCAATTTCAATTTCTAACTGTTTTTTATGCGTGATTCCCTTCATGGCCCCTTCTTCAATGATACTTTTTAATCTGTCATTTTCTGTGCTAGCACCTTGAAATGGGAAATATCCTGCCATTCTATTCACCTCACTTTATTTAAAAATCATAAGGACTTCCACTACCCACAAATTCCGCAACGCCAGTAGTAGCATCTGGTGCATCATCATGAGCATTTTTACCTTCACGCTGATACTCTGTCATCGCTTTATAGTAATCGGGCCATTTATCTTTCCAATTGATCGGGAAGTAAATATGATTCATCACCCATGTAGAGTTCGATAATATACGAGCAATTTTATTGTTGGATTGATGGAATGGTTCAATATAAGTGTAGTTACTACTGTATTTTTCCATCAGTATTTTCTCTACAGAACGAGCAAAACCACGCCCACCACCGTTTGATTCGATGTAAGCATGGTTTACTTTGTTGTCATATAGTATTTTAGCTGTAGCTGGCTCTGTTTCTTCCATCGGTGCTTTCGTATACAACACATCAAGAATATAGGCTTCATTATCAAAAGTAACACCGTATACGATACTACATAGGTAATCATCACCTTCATCTGCTGTATCAGTGTAGTTCTGAATAACTTTGAATGTTGGTAAATCTCCATCATACGTTTTAAATGCTTTGTATAATCGGCCTTTTAAATCTAGTGGTTGTTGATAATAGTTAGCATTTAAAATAGCCTCGTCCATAAAATCGGCCAAGGCATCAAAGTTTTTTCTATTCAATAGTTCTGGACATAACATATTACCTTCATCATCCATAGCTGGCATCATCAGTACATACCATTCACTAGCACGTTTCCCATCAAGGATACGACCACAAATATCTTTTTTACTCCATCTCGTCATATTAACGATTTTAATGGAACGATCCGTTTGCTCTTGCCGTGATAAGAATGTATCAGTGAACCATTGCCACTGTTTGTCTAAGGCATTTTCGTTTTGAGCTTCGGCAGCATTCTTGATAGGGTCATCAACGATAAGGATATTACCACCCTTACCAGTAATGGAACCACCAAGACCTGCGCCTTTATAATTGAAATGCTGTCCTTCTAATGCCCACTGACGGTATGATGAATCGCCCTTTTTTACCTTTACTCCTGGAAAGATATCGCTATAGACAATTTCATGAGGATATACTTTCTCTTCACTGATTCCGTCACGAGTATAACGACTGAAAACAGTTGCTAAATCTTCGTTATATGACGCTGTGATAATACGGTTTTCCTGTCTATCTCCTAGCACCCACTCACAAAAATGAATTAAT